CACCGGCCCCATTGGAGATCACGCTGGATCCCACTTGTCCGGCTTGCCGCCCACTAGATAGGTCCTGTAAAAGACCAGGGGCAGGAGAAGGCGGGCTAACGCCTTCTGAATAAGTCCTTTGCCATCCTAAGTCGGGTCCTTGCCACGCAACTTCTTTCCCACCAAGTTGAGATAATGAACCAACAGGTCGTTGTTGCGATTCTCCTTGACCATTTCGTAATGCTTGTTGGCGAGCATATACTTCTGGTAAGTTTGCTTCCAGGGTGCCTGCAGCTACTCCCACCCCTGCGTTACGTGGATTTAAAAACGTGTCATACAAACCGGCTGAAATTAACTTGGCAGGGATGCCGCCAGGGACAAAGGACGCAACACGTGCAGTATCACGCATTGATTCAGGCACAAATGTATTAATGATCGGATCCGCAAGATAACCTGCAAAATTTGTACGGTTTAATGGATTAAAAAACTGACCGGTTTTACCAAGTAACGTTGTTGGCTTGCTGCTTTTTAAGGGGTTAATTGCGGTTGGAATTTGATCTATTCCTTTTCTAATTGCAGTGATACCAGGATTTCTTGAAAGGCTGCGTAAAAGCCCACCCACTTGTCCAATATTAAAACTTGGCATTATCTACACACCCCTCTTAAATAAATACGTGAACCAACTGCAGTATCCGCTGGACCAGGTAAGGCCTGGATGAATTCTGCACCTGAACGTTCATAGCGGTAACGAGCTTGGTAAGGATCTTTATAATTAGGAACGTAAAGAATATTAGATAGACGATTTGTTTCGTAAAGATAAATTTCATCCCAAACCTTTAAAGCTTCTTTGGCATTGCTTGATCGAATAGTACGATCAACGTCACCAGCAATACTTTCTAATCGAGTTGAAGGAGAAGTTGCAACTTCGGTTTTCTTTTCAGCCGTATCACAACGACCAATTTGAATAACAATTTTGTCGTAGAAATAAGAATCCGGAACGGTATTCATTGCTTCTTCGAGCCTGGCATAGTCACCAGCAGGCACAGAAACAGTGAAGTACCCCAGGTGGTACCTGACCCTACTTTTATCGAAGTCAGATAAATTCACTTCTTATTTCTCCTGTCTATTCATTATAAAGGAAAGAATCAAACTGGATATCCAGAAAGATAATCAGAGGTAGATGCAGCTTGTCCCATTAGATATGGTTGTTGGCCAACAAAAGAAGAAAGAAAAGATTTTTTAGGTGATAGTGCATTCGTTAAAGCACCAGCAATTAATTCACTTTTTAAAGTGTCAGCTAAGGTTTTTTCTTTTTGTGGCTGTTGATATTGTGTTCCATACATAAACGCTTCAAGGATGTCTTTGGTGCGCGTGTCATTTGTTGGCGGTGTTTCACCAGGGAGTACAGGCGCTTCTGGAATAGCTGTTCCCCCTGGTGCAGATGTTGCACCAGGAAGTTTGCTCATGTGAAAGACATCTAACTTATAAGGTCCAGTATGTAATGTAGATATATTCCCGGCGCGGCCAACATTGGATAATCCTTGGACGTTTCCGCCGCCCATAAAACGCAAGTCAGTACCTTCTGGAAAGCTATAGTCCTCGCCTCGATGTGCAACATTTTTAGCTCCGGTTACTGGATGAACTGCACGTACTCCAATACCTTCCGTCAATCCAATCGCCGGGTTTAAACGGAACTGACCTCCTGTTGCTGGGCTGTACATTTGTTGCCAAGCTTGATCACCTGGTAAACGAAATTGAATATTCTGTCCTAAATCAGCGCGAGCCTGTGATAATCCGTAACGTTTACCGTCTTTAATTACTTCAAAGTGTCCGTGTGCTCCAGTGACACCGCCGGTTGCACCTGTCTTGCCTAAGTAAATTGCAGTGCCGCCAGCCATTATCAACAATCTTTTTTTTATTTTAAAACGAAAAAACCCCCAGTTGCCCGGGGGAAGTAAAGGAGATGAGTATTAAACGCGAATCAAGTCAGCAGATAAGACTGAATCCCAGTCAACTCGTTTGATTTGTTTAAGTTGCTCCAGGTTATTAAACCTTTCACCCGATAAGGACATTTGAAGGTCTTTGATTTCCCGGGCAGTTTTAAGACCAATACCTTTAATATGATCAGCGATCATCTGAGGGGTAGCGGAATTAATATTCAAACGTGTTTCCGGAGGAAATGTCCGGGGTTCTTCTTTGGCTGCCTTATCTTTAACCTGTAAAGTTGTTACTTTTTTAGTGGCAACTTCATCAGGATTAAGCTCGTTTTTATAAGCGGTAAAAAGGCGACCGTCTTGGTCTTCGACCATGAACCAATCGCCATTATCAAACTCGCTAATAACTTTGACACGAGCGCCGGTTTTTTTGTGCTGATAAAGCATGGGGACCAGAAAGATTGACTAACTGGTCCTAGTTTAACCTAATCAGCTAACGGTGCGACCAGTCAGGTAGCCCTCGATATCTTCGTAGGCGGGAGCATCATCAGGAACGATGTAGCACACTTCAACGCAGATGTAACCGGTACGGCCAGCAACGGAATCACCACTGGAGATATAGAAACCACCAGAAGTAGCGGTGCCATTAGCAGCGCCTTTTGCATACACCTTAAAGGTGGTAGCGCCGGTATAGACGGGGTGGTTACCAGTTACGGTAACGGCTTGACCAGTGGCGGTAAGCAGGGGAACTTGACCAAAAGCCTGGGTGCCACCAGCGAAATAAATTTCACCGGCTTGGGTGCCAGAAGTGGTGGAAGTGAGGTTGGCTTGGGCCACAGGCTCACCAGAGTAAGCAACAGGGCTGCCGCTGTTGTCACGACCAAAGGAGATCACGTTACCAGTGGCGGCATAAACGCCGGAAGCAACGCGGCCATCGCCCCAGCCAGAGGCAATGGAAACAGCGGTGCGGTAAACGTAAGCAGATTGAGTGGAGGTGCCAGAGATCACCATGCCGGTGATATCGGTACGAGTATCGTCTTGACGATAAGGAGAGGGGATGATCACAGAAGCAGAAGCAACTGCGCCAGCACCAGAGGTGGCGGTCACGGGGACATAACCACGTTGCTGGAAATAACGATAACCAGGGACAGCCAACACAGAAGTGGGGCCACCTTTGGAAGATTCGTTAACACCGTCTTGGCTGTTATCGATGTTTTTATACCAGCTGTTCAGGGGTTCAGCCCAGTTGCCGGGATAAATTTTCTTAGAAGACAAGTAAGTCATTTATTTTTCCTGGAATTTATTGTTAATTATCAGATGTTGCCGTCATCCGAGACAAAGCTAAATGCGGTGGTAACAAAATCTTTGTTAAGAATTTCAAAACCAGCGTACAGTTGCCAGATCAAGATGATGAAGCGGCTGAAGTCATCGTTGTTGTTGATGAGCACCTGGGCGTTAGGACCGCCGATGCCAACACCAATGGCTTGTGGACCAAAGAAGTAACCTTGGGCAACTTCTTGGCTGCTGTAGGTGCTGTTGTCAAAAGTAGCACTAATGCTCTTAGAGGGGAAGTTGGTCGATTCGAAGAACTTCACACCTTCAAACTGAACGCCAGTAGGCATCACAGGTTCACCGGCAAGGAAATAACCTTGGCCAGCTTGGGGACCCATGAAGAAGCTGGAGTTGTTAGGCATCATGGGGTTACCCATGTACATGCCTTGGCCGGGGTTGCCGGAATAACGAGCAATCTCACGGAAGTCAGGATCACGACGCAGGTGCATCATGAATGTGGGATCGCAAATACAACGATACAGACCATCGGCGTAGGTAGGAACGTTGCGCTTACGCAGGTCCTTAACAACGGTCAGAAGGTCAGTACGCACCGAGAACTGCTGAACATCAGCGGTGTACTCAGCACCGGTGTAAGCAATAGAACCGTTAGCAGCTTTAGTTTTGTTACCAGCAAAGTAGTAACCACCTTGAGTGGTATCAGCTTTACCGTTGGCTTCTGCTTTGGCAAGTTCGTCAATGAAGACGCGGTCACGCCACCGGCGATAGTCATCCAGCAGCGTGAGGCTACCAATGGACTGGTGGAACATGTTCAGGTTGCCGCTGTCAAGCAGCAAACGCTGAGCAGTGATCAGGGTTTCGCGAGCAATCTTGAAAGTCGAAGGCTGAGTCGGGTCGCCCGGGTCCGCAGGACCGGTGTATTCCTTAAGCACCACCAGGACTTTCTCCTTGGTGATGTTACGGCTGTTGGCGCTACCGATGGTTTGGTCAGCAATACGCTCGCGGCTGTCCTTGGTACCAGGGGTTCCCCAGAACTTATAGCGGTCGAGCTGTACGGTTTGACCAGGCTGACGAGTGAAGTCGTGGACAACCACAGGCTCCACTGCCATTTCGGCAATGTATGCAGGGTGGGGACGATAGAGTTCGGCCCCTAAGATTTTTGGAAAATCGTTATCAATAAACACTTTGGTTTATCCTCCAGAGTCTCAGGAAGTTTTTTTATCGGGTGAAAGATTCAGACATCAATATGTCTTATCTAACACAAATTTTAGCAGTCCGTAATTTTTCTTTATACGTACTGTAATGTCGGCGCTTTATAACGAGCACCGGCAGAATTACTTGAGCCATATGCTTCTGGATCAACAACAGCTTCTTGCGCTTGCAAGACTTGTTGTTGGAAACCAGGTACGCCAAGGGCGCCAGGAATGGCACCAGCGGCTACGCCACCTAAACCAGCAAGGGCAGTGGCTGTCGGAATACCGGCAGCAGCGGCAGCAGTTTTTAAACCGTAATTAGGGTTTTCAAGCGCAACACCTGCTTCCAGTAATTTGTTAACAGCTTGATTACCAACTTGCTGACGAATGCCACCGGGACGAGCACCAGCTGCATAATCTGCAATTGCAATACCAGCAGGCATAATTGCACGCTCTTGAACTGTTTGCGCAATTTGAGGTGCGTACTTACCTGCCATGCGAGCGGCACCTAACGCACCGCGAGCACCAAGTGCACCAGCAATTCCACCTAATGCAGCGGAACCGGGGTCTTCACCTTGAGCAGCAAGAGCCCCGCCAACTGCCAAACCGGCAACAGCGGGGACTCCATATGCAAGTAAGGGACGTGCTTGACCAAGACCAGCAAGTTTAACAGGAGCTGCTTTTGCAGCTGCCTTCATGCCACCTGTTACACGCGCCATATCCTTACTCCATCACAAACAATTTGTTTGCAACGGTGCCAGGCTGAGCATGGTTCAGCATGCGCCAAGCATTCTGGGGGTCACGAGCCATGGTTTCGTTGAAACCACCCCAGAAGTTTTCGGGCATCTGAGGAGCAGCTGCTGCGGGAGGTGCAGGGAACTGACCCATGGTGGGCGCTTGCATTTGCTCGGTGGGATAACCACGAGTTTCAAGCTGAGCTTCGTTTTCGTACACGGGGTACGGACCTTCAGGACCGAAGAACTTCAGCGTGTAATCGCTAAGAACGTCGGGGTTGGTAAGAATTTCGTTGTAAGCCAGGTTCTCCTGGTGCTCATTAACAGCAAAGTTGGCGTAGCCTTCGATGGTGCTAGCGGCGCGGTTTCCCCACTGAACGGCGCTGTCCAGCATTCCTTCCAGTTCCAGGGCGTAGTTGTTCAGAACTGCCGGAGCTTCGATCCCGAACGCGTCCATCACCTGACGGCTTTCCTGGCTCATTCCCACCAGATCCGCGATTTGCTCCAAGGAGGGAGTCGAGGAGGTTTGGGAAGAGCTGGGCGAGTATGCCTGGCTGGGATACGAGGTCTGCTGACCCGATTGTTGCGTAGCTTGGTTGCTGGCCAGACCGTAGTTGGCCGGGGTAAACTGAGTCGTCGGTTGCGACTGTTGATCCTGGAACGGGGATTGGACTGGTGCGCTCAGCAGGTTCACCACCTTGTTGAACGCCGATTCCCAGGGATTCCCCGCCGAGTCCGCCGCCGGTTGGGATTGGGGGGCGTACTGAGTAGGGGCTGATTGGTAGCTGGGGGCTGCCTGAGGTACC